ATACAGGGCGTAATACTTTGGCACCCCCGTCGTTGTCGGGTTGGGGTACGCTTCACGAATAAAGTTCACATCCTTGTTCAACAGAAAGCTGAACTCCCCCGTGGCAGCGATAACTGCCAGGGAGAATGAGGACAAGAAATCAGTCGGAGCAACCAGCAGTGGGGTCGATGGAACAAGAGTCAGCGTGGAAGTCTTGCGGAGGTTTGGAAGCTGAACAGAGTTGTAAATCCTCTGCTCTGCGAGCTTCGTCATTGTGGCGAAGTCAGTCGCAGAAAATATATTCTCTGTAAAATCAGAAACCGCAACAACAAGTTCCGCGTAATTCACGCCATCGGCCCCCGGGCGGTAACACCCTTCGTGGCAGAACCAGTGCCGCGAATCTTGATGCCAGAAGTTTTCACTTCCTCATAGGGCTTGCTGCGAACGTCTTTGATGGACGTTGCATAATCCTCGGGCTTTGCAATGCCAGAACCCATATCAGGGTTGGCAACTTTCTTAGGCTTCATCATGACTCACCCCGACTTCTGATTAGCAACGCGAGCCATGTTCTTGCCCAGCTTCATGCGGTCGTCGGTCGTCGGGCCACCCTTTTTGAAGGAAGGCGTCTTGCCGGGATGCATGCGTTGCTCATGCTTCTTCACGGCTTTCTCAGGCGTCATTTTCATAGAAACTCCTTTGGCTTCAAGCCACTGTCACTGTACCAACAACCCCTCGTGCCGACAAGGCATTAGGGGTCAACGGGGCATCAAAAGAACGAGAACCGCCAACCGGCGCCCAGCCCCACTCAAATATCCGGCTACCGCCAGTTCCGTAATATCCGGCCCGGTCAGGACGAGGATCACGCAGGGCCTGAGGGTCTTCGATTGGGAAAGTCCCCAACAAAAGCTGAGGGTGGTCTGGGGTCCAGCACTGTCGGCAGGCTTTGATTGATACCTGCTTAGTCTTGACTACAAGGTTCTTCAGTTCCTTGAGTTTGAACCGGAAGCCGCATACATCGCATTCCGCGATTGCTTTCGAGCCGTTGGCGAACCGATTACTCATAGGAACATCTGTCGCGGGACAAAACGTACTGCCGCTTTTTCTCTATCTTCCGTTGCGGCAAGATCAAACGCTTCATCGTATTGCGCCTTCAACGGCACCATACGTTCCATAGCCCCAGGAATCTTCATTGACAGGTGGTAAGAAAGACCAGCGACAAGGGCCGGTAGAAAGCGAAACGGTACATCCTGCGTCTCCGCTCCTGTGCCCGCGTCCTGAATCCGGCGAAGTCGCCAATAAGTGAACGTGTACGTCTGAGAGTTATCGGGCACCGGCCATACTGTAATGTTTGGGGTGGGGCTCTGCCGATTGATATAGACCTGAATCGGTCTACCGGGAGACAGTTTGTTTGGGATTGATGAGTACGTTGATACACTGATCCGAGTGATGGTCAGGTCAGTCTGGGTTGATGCACTGCCGACGCCAGTACGAATCACATGCTCAATAAGGTCAACCGTATCGTCTGGTAGGTTGTAAGTTGCCGTGCCGGGAATCAAAGTGATTGAGCCGTTTTCAACAGTCCATAGGTTAATCCCACGGTTGGCCCAGTCTGCTAGAAGAAGATTCAAAGACCTACGAGCGGTACGCAAATCATATCCACTGCGCAACTCGGCGCCACAACGCTCGAAGCATTCCTCAACGATTTCAGACAAATCGAGGTTAAAGTTTGTGGTGCCGGAGGTTGTCATTTGAAGCCTCTAAGCGTCTTCGCCAAGCGTGCGCGCTGCCCCATTTTGCCGGGCTTCTTTGCAGCGGCCTCCAGCTTCTTCGCCGGGATTGTCTTGCCTTCCTTCACGCCAAGGGCTTCTCGCAGAGCGCCAGGCTTCTTAATGGCGTCTTTGATCCAGCCGCCTTTGGCAAGCTCAGGGATGTCTTGCATTTCTTCCCTGTACCGCTGGACATCCTTGGGATTGACGAAGTTAGGACGTTCAACTTTTTTGGCTTCCGGCGTCATTGGCTTTGAATATGCCTTAGAAGCGGGGGCACCTTCTCCACGAACTCCAGCCATCGCCGCTGCTAGGCGCGCAGCCTTGCTCTTAGCATTGGCGCGTCTCATAGCCTCAAGATCAGAGTCAACTTCTCCGCCGTCAGCGTACTGAGTAAATGAGGTATCGTCTCGGCGCTTCTTCTGCTGGGGTCGTTTGGCCGCAGAAATAGCCCCCATCCCCCGGCTGGCCTTCATCGCACCATTCCCTTAGTCTTGCCACGCTGCGCGCAGCCATCAATGCTTCCGCCCTTGGCAAACTTTTTTACCGGCATTTTGTCAGACTGAGGGTAATCCTTCTTAGTCTGTGCCTCGGCCTTTTTCTCGGCTGATCGACGTTGCATAGGTGGCAGCGCAGCCAACTGGTCAACATCAATCGGAGGTGGACCCATTTCTTTTTGATATTCAGCCATGATAGTTCCTTAGCACTTTCCGCCACGTTTCATCATCTTGCCCTTGGTCTTGCCCTTGGACTCAATGCCACCACCACGAGCATACATGGTCGGCTTTTCCTTGCCGGTCTTGCCGTGGATTCCCTCATCCTTCTCGCCCTTGCGATATATAGCAGGGCTCAGAGCCTTAATCTTCATTTCCTTAGCTTCTTCAGCCTTGGACTCTTTGCCCATGAAGGGCGGCAGTTTCTTCGTAGCCATATCACCACCTTTTAAAAATTTGCGGCCTTTGTCTGCTGCCGCGAAGTCCTTGCCCACTGATTGAGATACGCCGACTTTCTTTGCGAACCCCGGGGAATGTGCGATGGCCTGCATGAAACGGGCCTGTTTTGCTGAACTACTAGGCATATGGTTTCTTGCCTCGCCACTCTCGTACCGTATGAGATTCCCAGATGCGGAAACCAGTCCAAATTATAGTGAAAAGGGCTGCTATAGCAGGAAGCACTTGAACTAGTGTAGCAATCACAGTAAATGTTGATACAACATCAAATGCTTGCTTCACATATTCTGCGGTTTCTGTTTTCATGTCAACACTTCCACGTCATCAATGATTTGTTAATGCGAGAGTTAGGATCTTTAGCTGTTTTTTCGGAAGTCAACTTAGCCTTCATCCCTTTCATCCTGGCGCAAAATGAATCGCGACGTGGACCACCCTCTGGCTGTGGCGCTTTTAGGTTAGACCCTGTAGCTTTATTGTACTTAACCCTACCTTTCGCGGTCAATCCAGCCCCCTTCGAGGTGGAAAATTTTTCGCCGCGGCCTACCGCAAGAGATGGTTTTTTGGACATAATCTTCTTCTTATCTTATAACATCAATCATCAAAAATATATATCGTTTTTCGCCCGCTAGCCGCATATGTACCAATATAAATGCCAGCCGGCCCGTAAGCTACTCCAACTTTGACATTTGCTGGATCCGGATAAAGAGATATGTGATTCGCTGATCCTGCAACTGTTGAGAACTGCCCGATCAGCGTGCCAGTGGTAGCATGTATTGGTGCTAAGACTGGGGCACTGGCAAACGGTACCTGCGCAAATGCAAACGTCCCGAACATTTACGCCGCCACAGCCTTAATTACCGCAAAGTTTAGAACAACCGCTTGCGCCGCCGCTACGCCAGATACGTTTCGCAGATGAATGCGGCAACTTCCTGCAAGCACAGAATCAACATCAACTTGATATGTGTTTACCGTTGGGGCCGCGCCTCCAACGTTCGCTACGTTGACAATAACTACGTCCGTTGCGGCAATCGCGCTATTGGTCAACGTAAAACTAACCGAGGTGCTAGCGGCCAACGAGGCCGCGTTCATCGTAATCTGGCCGCAAATCTTGTTTAACGTGACGCCTGTTGATTTGTTGGTTAATTGCGTTTGTGTACCGCCAGCGGTTGTAGCATAGCCAATAGTTGATGTGCTGGAAATGGTTGTGACAGTTGAACCAAAATCCACTTTTCCACCAAAATAACTTTTGTCGGTGCCAGCGGCGTAAAACTGGTAAGAATTAGTAAAGCCAATGCTGCTGTCTGCGTAAAAACAATAACCACTGCTTGAAAATCTAAACCCGCCAGCATTGGGCGTAATACCCTTTGCATAGAATCCATATGAATTACCGTTTCCGTTAGACGTTACACTAACTGCTGTTGTTGGAACAGACTTAAACCCAATAAAGTCTGTATTATTAACTGTGCCATATTCTGTCTCATAAGAATATGCAACCGTATTTAAAAAACTGCCGGCAGGAATAACAGAACCTGCTACTATAAACGCATACTTATCAAAATAAGTATTACAACCTAAATCGTATTGCCAAGTCCAATACGATGAAGATACTAATGCAATGGGCGGAAGTGATGTGTTTGTGCCATTTGGGTTATTGTCATTTGGCAGCACCAATACCGATTGGCTGGCAGGTTGAGTTATAAATACTTGCTTTGTACCTGCCGGAAAGTTGACGAGATTATTAGAGTTGCTACTGCTTAGTGGAGAACGAATTAAATTCGTGGATGAGGTTAGATAGCCTCTTCCAACTTCCCAATTAGTGCCATCTGTAATGCAGTAATAAGTTGTGTTTTCAGGGCCGGTAGACAACACAGAAGAAAACGTGCGGTATCCCGTCACTGCGCCCAAAAGAGTGAAAGTGCTTGTCCCAGTTGAGGTAGATGTTTCCCAAACTCGATCAGCAACGGCAAAGGTCATCTTAAACCTCGGTCGCAAACAAGGTTAAAAACTGCGCGGTATCGCTGACAATCTCAAGCTCATGCCACAAAATTGGCGGTAGGTAAATCATGCCATGCTCTTTGGTAATTTGACGATCTTCCAATCCATCAACCCGCACAAACACAGTACCAGACAAGACTACCAATCCATGCTGATTCGGATGCGAGTGCTGCGGAACACCTTCGCCTATCATGCCATCATAAACAACAACACTAAAGCCAAAGTATTGGACAATTTTTGGAATGAGATTAGTCATTTAATTCACGCGCTCAAAGCGGCATAGGTCAGACTAGAGCAGCTTACGGTGTCGCCGGCGGCCACCGTCAATCCGTTAGTCATGTGTTCATTCGCGGGCTTCAGGTTAATGTCTGAATCACTGGCAGCCACCGCGCAATGTATGACAATGGTTCCTGCGCCGGTTTGTAGCGAGGCAAAGGCTACTGCGGACGCATTGCCTGTGGCGTTTGTG